ACGTTTTCTCCGGAAGGTCGATCGTCAGGGCCAGCGCACCAGGGCAATTCCAGTTCCTTTCGGTGGCGCTGGCCGACCAGGAAGCGTGGTCACGAACGGCGTGGTTAACCATCGCTGGCCTCCCTCGCCGCCAGCATCGCGTCGGCGACCTGGTAGGCTTTGCGGGCGAAATACGCTTCCGGCGTCGGGAAAGTCGCCATGGCGTAGATGTCGCCGGCGCAGTTCTCGATAACATGACCGATGGCCTGTCCGGCGAACCAGTCACGAAGCGACATGCCTTTCGACGTACCAGTTGCGGCCCGCTTGGCTTCGTGGACGCCGTCTGTAGACCGACGTTCCGCGAACACTTCGGCCAGGAAGTATTCAGCCGGAAAGGCCGTGCCGCCGTCTTTCGGTGCGCCCGCCATCACGCACCGAACCTTCCAGCCGCAGCGGCAGCGGCCTGCCAGGCCTTGGCGGCCTTGATGGCGCCCGCTAGGTTGCCGCTTTCGGCCAGCATCGACCAACCCCAACCCTTGGCGCCAGCCGGCACGTCACCGAGCGCGCCGATGAAGACCGACATGCCGTCTTCCTGCGCGGCGGCCATGCCGAACTTCTTGACATAGTCGCCGATGGCGGCCTTGCCCGCCATGACGGCCTGTTCCATCGTCATCGCCGGCTCTTCGGTCTTGCCTTCCTCGGCGAGCTCGTCGGCGCGGTCCTGCGCCTGAGTGGCTTCATCGTCCTCGGGGCCGACGCGTTCGCCGCCCGTGGAGATCGATTGCGTCGTGCCGCTGGCGGCGTCGGCCTTATCAGCCGCTTCGTCCTCGGCGATCTCTTCCCTGGTGCGGCGTGCCCGGCCCGGTGCAGGCTTGCCGCGCTCGCGGGGCATTACCGTGGTTGGGATGGTCTGCGTGCTCGGCGCCTCGTCGGTCGGCGCGTCGTCGGTCGGCGCGTTGCCCTCCGGATCACGCGGCCCGGGCAAGGGGGTTTTGGCCCCATAGCCGATCGCGTTGCTGCCGCTATAGAGGTTGCGCTGATAGTCACGCAGCTCCGCCATGGGCATGGCGACGGGTACGACGTGGCCAATGAGAGCGGCAAGACCCTGCAGCTCTTCCTTGGACGTCGACCCGGTGTCGAAATTGATGTTTATAGTCATGTCGCTAAGACCTCTCTGATGGCCGCCCATTTCCTCATGAGCAGCGTCTGGAGCGCTTCGTCGATCGACCCTTCGAGCGCAGCGACACGGACGAGCGCTTGGCGCGTCTGCTGCGTGTTTGTGATGCGAAGGGACATTTGCTTCATCTGCGCCGGCTGCATGGCCGTCTCGACGAACAGGAGATTGGCGGCGGCGCTGAGATCGATGGCCTCGCCGGCTGCCGCGATCTGGCCTAGAAAGACATGCGTCTTCGGGTCGGTCGAGAATTGCTCGACGGCCTTTTGTCTGTTTTGTAGGTCGACAGAACCATCAAAACCAACAACACCGACGCGCGAAAGCCCTTCCGCCAGGATATCGCCGACCTCCTTGTGCCAATAGGCAAGGACGATTTTGTCGAGCCCGCATTCGAATTCCTCGAGCACGGCCTTGACGACGGCCTTCGCCTTGATGGCGCCCGTGATCCGTCGCAATGGGCCGAGATGCATTTCAAGCTCTTTGGTGTTGCCTTCCTGCGCCGCCGTCAGGATCGCGGAGCGGTCCAAGTCCTTCTCGGCTTCGCGCAGCATGGCCGGCGAGACGGTCAGTGGCAGCGTGTCGTAGATGGGCTCGAGAATGCCGACATCCTGCTGTGTCCGGCGCAGCATGAAATCGCCGATCCTGGCGCGAAGCTCGGGCAGGTTCCGGCCACCGACCACCACGGGGATCTTGCGGAAATTCGAAATCTTCTTCATCCGCACGACGCAGTAGCGGTGCAGGAAGGTCTGGTATTTCGTGACGTCCGGCCAACCCTTGCCGGTATCAGCCAGCAGGCACTCGGGCCGCAAGGACCGCAGCATCGGGTAAAGGTCGTTCGGCGCGTTCGGCATCGGCGTGCCCGTCAACGGCCAGACCCGCTCGCCGGCCTTGCGGACCAGCGCGGTCGCAGCGTCGACAGTCTGGCCATCGTTCAGGAAATTGCCATAGGCAGCCTGCGTGCGCTTCGTCTCTATCGATTTGGCGTAATGGCTCTCGTCGAGAATGACGCGGTCCCATTGACGGGCGAGCAGGGCGGCACGGGTGTTGGCCTCGGTGATGCCGGACCAGCTGACGATGGCCACGAGAGGGCCATCAGTCAGCCGGCCGGGGAGCACGCAAATGGTCCGCCCGAACGTGCTCCAATCAGAGAATGCTTTCTTCCAGATCGCCCGTCCAGAGGCGGTGGTGACGACCAAGATACGTGCTTCGAGGTTCAGGTCGGCCGCCATGATCGCGGCGCCGGATTTCCCAACCCTGGGCTCGTCTGCCAGCAGGGCGGATTTCCGGCCTGCCAGGAAAAGCGCTCCTGTGATTTGATGGGAATGGGGTGTCAGCACGTTGGAAACTCCGGAAAGACAGGCAAGTCAGGAAAGCAAAATCAGGCTGATGTTTGTTGGTTACACCATACAAAACCAACTTTCAAGGCGTAGAAAGACGCGCGATCTCCCGATCGATATACCACCGGGCCTTTTTCAGGTCTTCGAGCTCGTCGCCCTTCTCGCCGGCCCGCCAGATGTATTTCATGGCATTGCCGCGGCAGAAGTTCATATGCTCGGTGATCTGGATGCACTCGACGCCCGACGGATGGCCGGTGTAGTGGGCAGGATGGTTGATCGGATCCGGTTCTGGCACATAAAAGCCATTGGCTTTTAACTCTTCGTCATTCATTTGGCTTGGATCGTTGTGCAGCATTGGCGACGTTTTGCGTCTCTCCTGCTCCGCGCGCAGCGCATCCAACTCCTGTTCTATCTCTGAACGGGTCAACTCACGCGGCTCCCTGACGCCATCGGATAAAGCGTGCTCGAATATCAAGGCCGCCGCGCCCGGTAGGAGGCCAGAAGTATGCTCCATGACCGCTCTGGCCGTCTCAGCGAGAAGCCTTTCCTTTGCCGCGTCTACAATAGCTTTTTGCGTGGACGTAAACCTGGCCTTCGTCTTGCGGTTGTTTTGCGTCGCTTCTCCCACCGCGGCTTTCAGGCGCCGTTCCATGGCGAGTTTGCTGTAAGGTTGAACGATATCTAGGGGGTGGGCCAGCGTTGGGTCAGTGTGGTGAGTGCCGTCGGGGCGCCACGTGTACTGCGTTTTCTTATACGCTGATTTGTGCCCCAGCACGGTGAAGCCTTCAGCCGAAGGGTTGTTCATGCGTGTTACTGTCACGACAGTGCCGTCGCGCGATATGTGCTTCCCCAGGTTGCGTATTGTGTAGGGCGGAAGCTGGGACCACATTTGCTTCTTTTCTATAAGATTGAGGGGGTGGGACAGCCCCTGACCGTCGTACTGGCCGTAATCGTCAAAATTAATCGTTTCACCCCACAGGTCGAAAAGCCCGTACCGATCCAGATGATCCTTAAACTTTCCCATTGTCATCCCCGGGCTGTCGTTCATGACAATACGACCGTACCACTCATAGATGGGGCAGTCCGCGTTTGGCCGGTGCTTGACTATGTGCACGGTGATACCGCCTAAAGTCCCATAGACGCCAAGACCGGTGATCTTAAAATCGTTCACGCGAATAGCTCCAATTCGATAGGTTTCACTGTGACCCACAGGCCAGGCTTGTCGCCGTAGCGCTTCTCCATGCTGGTCTTGACGATCTGGCTGTCGTCGACCCACACAACGAGATTGAGCGCGTCCAGCATCTTCATGATATTGTCCATGTCCGGCTTCTTCGTCGGCCATTCCGTGCCCTCGCGGGCAGCTTTCTGGCGCTTCTGCGGCCACGACCCGGTGATCGGCACCACGATCTTGAGATCGACGTCGAGCGGCCCCGACAGCGGCGCCAGATCGCCCATGACTTCCTTCGCGGCGTACTTGAGCGCGGCCTCGTAGGACCGCGTCTTTTCGGGCGTGTAGAAGTGGCCGTCTTTTGTGCCGCGGGGCCTCTCCTTGCCGCGTGGCGCGCCGAGCAGAACGATCTCGATCATGCGCGCATACCGCGCTTGTCGATCTGATGTCTCACTTCGTCGGCTCGCTCGTAATACCACTCGCCGGGGCTTCCGCCGTGCTCGCCAAACCCGTTGGCGATCTTGGCCTCGACTTCTGCCATCTCGGCGATAAGCTCGTCATCGGTAAGCTCGGAAGCCCATTTTTTGTTTCGCGCTGACAGGCTCATGCGATCTGTTGCTCCGGATGCAGTTCTGCCAGCATCTTGGAACAGCGCTCCTTCAAGAGCAGCCAATCAGTCATCTCGCGCAGGACGTCGAACTCGTCGGCGAGATCGGCGAGTTCGGCCTGGTCGTTGTTGGCCTGGCCGGTTTTGGTGAAATGCATGAGCCGCCAGAAGTGGCGTGCCTCGTTCCGGACGTTGCTCCGCGTCATTTGTTGTCTCCCCCTAGCGTTAAGTATTTTGCGAGACTGATCGGTTGGCCGCTGTCGAGTTCGACGCAGCCAACAAGCACGGGCAGCCACTCGGATGAAACCGATCCGCGGCTGAACCATTTTCTTATAGTGTCGGTTGGCGGGGCAGGAAGGCCATACGCGTTTAGCCTACCGGCGACGCCGTGGGCATCGCCGAAATTATCCCGTAGAAACAGCGCCACGTCAAACAATTTTCCAAACCCCCGTCGTGTTCTGTTATATTACATGCTCCGCAAGTAGGTCGGTGTCAACCATCAAAATTGACAGTTTGTCTTTTAACCTACATTTTCCGGACAAAATCGCTTTTTGTCATTTTTCCGTATTGACACTGTATGAGATTTCACCATACAAAGTTCATACATTGCAAACTACGAAACATGGGGATCGAAATGCGAAAGTATGGTAGAGAGCGTGGCCAGGGCGATCAGACGATGCCGCCTGGCGAATTGGATGGGGATGCAATGCCGTTTGCGCCTAAGCAGTTGAGCAAACAGGAATTCGGTCGTCGGGTGTACCAGCTGATGATCGCCAAGGGCTGGCGCCAGAGCGACCTGGCACGGCAATCCGGCATCCCCAAGGACAGCATCTCGACCTACATCCGCGGCAAGGTTCTGCCGACGCCGGTCAGCGTGTCGAAGTTGGCGGAAGCGTTGGGCGTTTCGCCTGAAAAGCTGATGCCTGATCACATAGAGAGCCCGGCCAACGTCGAAAACCCGGAACTCGAGATCCGCGCCAACCCCGGAATGAATGGCACGGCCTGGCTCCGCGTTAACATGCTGGTAAGCATGAAGACAGCCGCGCAGATCATGGACCTTCTGGAGAACGAGAATGTTGCTCACGCAGGAAGAAGTGGCGCAGCGGCTCCGATGCTCGCCGACGACGGTAAAGAGACTTCGGAGTGAGGGAAAGCTGGCCTACCTGCCGGGTAGGCCGGTCAAGATCGACGAGCGCGAGCTCGACCGCTATATTGAGGAAACGACATGCCGACGCCCGTCCTTACAAAAACCAAGTCCGGACACTACGAGGCCCGCTGGTCAGACAGCCGTAGAAGCCGCCGCAAGAGCATGGGCACTAAAGACCGTGCTCTTGCAGAAGCAGCGTTTGCGCAATGGCTCCTCTTAGGCGGCCACCGCATTCATTCTATGCAAGAGGAGGCGATCGCAGAAGGCAAAGACGCAGGCCTCACTTGTGACGAGTTGTGGGCGACCTACGATGCACTTCACATACAGAAGAACGTCGTCGGCAAATATACGCAGAACAACAATTGGGCCAATCTCCGCCCGGTGTTCGGCCACCTCAAGCCAAGCGAAATTTCTCAGCGCGTTGTTGATGGTTATGTCCAGAAGCGTCAGGCAGGGTTGGTCGGCAAACAGCCGACAAAAGACGGAGAGCCCCTGCTGCCCGCCAAGGACGCGACGATCCGACGCGAGCTCGGCGCTTTGCGCGCCTGCCTGAACTGGTGCGCCAAGGACGAGCGCCGCCTGATCGCCAAGACCGACGTGCCGACCTACACCCTGCCCGAAGAGGGCGAGCCAAAGGACCGCTGGCTTCGGTCGAGCGAGATCGACGCCATGCTGTCGGCGGCGCGCGAGATGCGCGAAGCGCGCAAGGACGAGTGCCACCGCTACTCCCGCGGCGAGCGGTTCCTGTGGTTGGCGCTGCACACTGCGGCCCGGAAGCAGGCCATCTACGAGCTCACCTGGGATCGTGTCGACTTCGAGATCGGCATGATCCATTATGACGTGCCGGGCCGCAAGAAGACGAAGAAGCGGCGCGCGGCGGTGCCGATCTCGGCCGCGCTCATGCCGGTGCTGCAGCAGGCCTACAAGGAACGCGAGAACGAGTTCGTCATGACCAACAAGGGCGAGATGTGGGCCACCATCCAGTCGATCGCGGTTCGCGCGGGATTGGGTGTGCGCGGCCAACCGGCTGGCGTGACGAACCGGAAGCCGAAAGCGACGGGGATCTCGCCTCACACGCTGCGGCACACGGCCGCGACGCATATGGCCCGGCGCGGCGTGCCGCTCTATACGATCGCCGGCGTCCTCGGCAACACGATGGCCATGGTGGAAGCTATATATGCAAAGCATTGTCCTGCCGCGATGCGGGACGCCGTGAACATGATCCCTTCAGGAAAGGACTGAGAGATGGCCACGCTTGAAACCTGGCGCGAGCAGATAGAGAGGCTGCGCTTTCGACACCCAAGAGGGCCTGAAATCCGGATCGTTACTGGTTCCCTCGACAAATTCGTGGCAGCCTGCGAGCGTCAACTCGGCTACGCGATGCGCGAAGCCTCATCGCCGAAAGTCGGCGTTTCGTCGGCCATGTTCATGGGCCTCGACGTCGTCAAGCACCCTTACGTCCCGGAGAACCGAGCGGTGCTGATGCGCGGCGACGATATCGTCGCGATCATAAACTTGGAGGACTGAGAGATGAGCGAACTATCCGACCGTATCCCAGACGGCGAAATGCACGCGGTCGACAGGCATGGGAAGCTTCTCGGCAAGATAATAAACGTCGGGTCAGCCGTAAAGGCTACCGCCGAATAGCGCGGCCTTGCGGGTCGCCTCTGCGTCCGCTTCTTCTTGGCGCTGCTTTCGCTTGTCGACCTGTTGCTGCATGAACAGCGCGCCGAGGCCCAACGGCGAGGCGTCGGCCACCGCAAGCGGGTTGACGTCTGGCGTGGGCATTCCCGGCATTCCCGGCGTTGCGGGCACCTGCGCATATATGATAGACAGGTTTTGGCTCGGATCGGGCTGCGGCGTGATGGCCGCTACCGGCTGTTGCGCAGACGGAGCCGGACGGTGGCCATCGCGTGCGCCGGCGAGCTCGACATGCCAGTCCTCATTCGAGAGCGGAAAGCTCAAGCCGTATTTGCTGGCATTCTGGTGCGCCCATTGGCGCGCGGCGTCGTTGCCATACTGCAGGTCCGACGCGAAACCGTGATTGTGCTGCGAATTGCCCGGCGGCGCGACCCACTTGCGCGCGGCTTCCGGCGAGCCGTATTTCCGCACCGCTTCCTGCCACAGCTGCGCCTGGCGTTCGACGGATCGGTAGCCGGATTTGACGCGCAGATGCGGCTGGATATCTGGCGGGGCGTCCGTGAACAGCTGCTGGAGGGCCGAATTGAAATTCGGATCCATGCCGGAAAAGCTGTCTGGCCGGGTCGCTCCGCCGACGGCATATTTCTGCCAGAAGTTCGGGTCCATCAGTTCCCTCCCTTGACGGCGTCTTTAATCGCTTGATCCGGGTCGTCCTCGCTGGCAGCTTCATTCAGCAGCGTGGAGAGTTCCGAGGTCATCCAGCCCTTCGACTTGCGAGCGAGGGCCGCGCGGTTCGCCGGGTTGTTATCCTTGAGCATGGCCAGCGCTACTTCGGGGTTCAGAAGTGCCTCGTCGGTCATGCGTTCGATCGCGTCGGTGCGCGCGGAGCGAACCGCCCGGCGGGCGATCACGGCGGCGATCGACGTCGCGAGATAGGTGCCGCTGACCTGACCGCGCATATAGGCGTAGGTGCGGCTCTGCAGTGTCTCGGGCGTCATGATGTTGTTCGCCATGCCCTGCGTCGTTCCTGATGTCGACGAGGCCTTGCCGCGCACGCGCAGATCGGCATTGTCGAGCACGTCGGCGTAGAGCCGAAGCGTGGCGAGGTCTTCCGGCTTGTCGGCATAGAGCCGCTCGGCGACCGCCGCGACTTTCGGGTCTTCAAGCCAGCTTTTCATCCAGTCACCGCGCCAGGCACGCTTGCCGCTCATCGTGCGCTGCGTGTTGTCGGTGCTCTGGCTCTCGGTCTTGAGCTTCTGCCAGAAGGCCGAACGTGCGCCCTCGGTGGCCTTCGGATCGGCGCCCACGAACTGCATGAGCTCGTCGGCGGCCTTCGCCGGATCCTTGGCGTTGAGAACCTCGTTCATGGCGCGCTCGGACGTCGCGTCGGAATAGTTCAGATATTTGCCGACGGTCGAGCGGCCGGGCGTGCTCTCTGTCCCCAAATCGCGAACAAGCGCGTCGCGGCTCTCCGTGGCGGAAAGCGCGTTCCGGCGCGTCTGCATGGCGCGGCCAAGGTCTTCCCGCAAGCCGGGAAACCGGCCGATCTGCTGGCCATACTCCGTCAGGAAATCGTTGATGCGATCCGGGCGCGACATGTCGGCGCGTGACAGCAGCTCGTCGCGGATCGCGGCGCGCGTCGACGGCGTGTCGGCCTGCGCGAACAGCCGGCCCATCGCCTGGTCGTTGATGAATTTGCCCGGCACGTTGTCGTCGCGGACCTTCGGCTGCCCGCCCTCATAGCGCTGCAATACCTCGGCGACCGGGTCGCCCTGGCGGGTGAAGCGCTCGGCCTCGTCGAACTTCGCGTTGCGCGCGGCGTCCATAGCGGCATTTTCTTCGTCGGTCAGGTTTCGAGCGATGAAGTCATCCACGCGCTCCTGCATCTGGTTGATGACGCGCGCCGCATTCCGGCCGCCGCGTTCTGCCCTCGGGTCCGCGAGAGCGGCGGAACGCAGGCGCGCGAGCTCGGAGCGCAGCGTCGTGGCTTCCCGCATCGACACTTCCGCCGGCGCGATCTCGTTGCCGGCGTCGTCCAGCGTCGGCCGACCAAGCGCGGCCACGCGATCGATCAGGCCCTGCGGCACAAGGCCGCGCTCTGTTTCGGTCAACCCTGCGACCGCTTCGTCGAGAGACTGCGCCAGCGGCGCCGGGTCGACGTTTCGATCGATGGCGTCGACCTGCGCGTAGGCATCCTCGGTTCGGGTGCGTGCCGCGTCGCGCGCGTCTTCCAGCACGGAGCGCACGGTGTTGCCGCGCTGCGCCGAGGTGGTCGTCGGCATGAGGCCGCGGATCGCGCGCACGACCTCGTCGTCGGCGTTGAAGGCCATCGTTTCGGCGTCCATGATGCGACGGTCACGCTCCAGCGCCAGCGCGTCACGGAACGCGCCGGGCGTCTCCTTCGGCTGAATGCTGGTCATGGCGTTGTCGACTGCTTCGTTGTTCGCCATGCGCCGCTGCGTGAACAGGCCGGAATTCTGGCCCTGCTGGCGCCCGTATTCGAGCGAAGCGAGGCCGGGGTTGGACGTCTTGTCGGCGAGCGTCTCCTTGTAGCCAGGGATCACATTCGACGGGCGGTTCGCCGACGGGTTCATGATCGCATCGACCAGTGGCTGCGTGTCGATCTCAGCGCCGATCTCGTTGGCGCCAGGGAGATCGGCGGCCTTGGCGAGCCGATCGGTCACTGCGGCTTTGACCACATCGTCGGCGTATTGCGGGTTTGTACGAAGGGCGTCGAAGACGTTCTTGGCTGCGCCGCCGACAACGCGGGTGAGCCCCACCGCGCCACCGCCGAGCAAGCCGCCGACGAAATCGGCCAGCGCGCCGGCTGCCGTTGTCGGGTCGACCATTTCGTTAGCAGTCGACGAGCCGAGGCCGGCGCCGGTGGCGACGGACATTTCCTTGGCGGCGAATTTGGCCGGGTTGACAGCGGCAGGCTCGACGAACATGCGTGCCAGACCGGGAAGCGTCCTGGCGCCCTCGACGCCGAGTTTTTCTGCGGCCAACAGCGACCCGCCGACCGGCAGCAAGCCACCGCCAATCACTTCCGCTGTGCGGTTGGCGTAGCGCTCCGCGACGTTGTCCGGCTCGGCGCGCGGCCGTTCAACGCCAAGCGTGTCGGCGGTAATGTTGTTCAGGCTGTCGAGCCCGCCTTTGAGGACTTCCGGGTCCGGCGTCATGGCGGTGATCGGATTTTTCGACATGACAGCCGCGATTGTGGGGTCGACGCCGGCCTTGTTAAGCCCCCACTCGGTCGCGTCACTGCCGAGCTTGCTGAGCGTGTGCGGTAGGCCGACAACCTCGATCCCACCCTCGACGAGCCCCCGTCCGATCTGATCGGTGATGCCACCGAGATACTCGCCCCATCCGGGCTCTTGCGCCGCCGGCTGGACGATCGCGGCCTTGACCGGATCAGCAACGACGTTCTGCTGCGGGACGGCTGCGGGCACTTCCGCCGTCGACGTTGCGGCCGGCTGCGCACCAAGGATTTGCTGGATGTCAGCGTCCGAAGCCGTGTCCGGAACCTGGATGCGGCGCCCCTGAAACTCGATGATGCGGGCCATTACTTGACCCTCTGCAGCTTGCCGTCCACGAAATCCCAAACCTCGACGCCGGCCGGCTGTTCGGTCGTCGCAGCCGGATTGCGCAACTTCGCGACTTGCTGCTCGCGCGCTGCGATCTGCGCTTCGAGATCCTGCAAGTTGGCCAGGACACGGGTGTTGCCGGCGAGGCCGCCGTCGTATTTGTCGAGGTACTGCTGCATTTCACGGACGTTCACTTCGCCGGCCGGGTCATGCAGCTTCGCGTCGACATAGGCCATATCGAGCGCCATCGACGCGGCGATCGCGATGTTCGGATCGTAATTCTTCTCTTTGGCCAGCTTGTCGAGCCAGGCCTGCACTTCCTGCGGGGTGCTGAACTTGGCGTCGTCGCCATAGGCCTGCACCATTTCGTTCAACCCTGAACGAAGATCCTGCGCGAGGCCGCGCACGTAGCCGGGAACACCCGTGATGCCGGGGTTCTCCGCCAGAAGCTTCCGGTACTGACCAAGACGATCCTTCGAATAGGTGATCGCCGCATCGAGGCTGGTCGCCGCCGTTTGGTTCGACTTCGTCGACAGGCCCGTGTCAGAGAGCGAGCCCTGCACGTTGGTGCCGAACGTAACGGAGCCGGGCGGAAGCTCCTGCTGCGTCTGCGTGTCGATAAGCTTGCCCGTCGGCCCCATAACGGCGGTGCCCTGGCGACCGTCCGGCGTGCGGTAGTTGGTCGGCTTGGCGTCGGTTCCTGGCTTGTTGTAGGGCGACTGGTCGATGCTGTCTGCGCGCCACTTTACGACAGGCGTCTTGCCGTCGGGGCCGATGATGCTTTCGACGGGCGTGTTGCCAATCGCTACCGCGCGCTGCTCGTTGCCGGGCAACGATTGAAGGATGCTCGCCTTCAGTTCCGTCTCGGTCAGCGGCTTGTCGGCGCCCTTGATGACGCGGCCGTCAGGCAGAATGTTGGTCTCGCCGGGCTGCGCGCTGACGATACCGATCTGCTGTGGATCGGTCTTGTAGAGATCGGCCAGCCCCGGCGGCACAAAGCGCGTGGCGTCTTTAGCCACCGGGTCGAGCATCTTCAGCGTGACAGCGTTACTGTTGTCGGCCGTGTTGGCCGCCAACATTGCCTCGTCTTGCGCTTTGCGCCGCTCCAGCGCCGCGGCGTTGTCGGCCGCGGTTTTGTTGAAGCCCATCTGCGTCTGGTCGACCTTGTAGAGATCAGCGATGCTCGGCGGCACGATGCGCGTCGCATCGGCCGCAAGCGGATCGAGCATTTTCAGCGTTATTGCGTTGGCGTTGTCGGCCTGATTGTTGAAGATCGACGTGTTGGCCACAACGTCCTGCCCGCGCCGAAGCGTCTGATTGCCTTGATCGACGCTGTAGTAGGACTGTGTCGGTGCGTAGAGGCCGGCGAGCACGCCCATGCGGTCGGCCTGCGTTTGATCGTAGCCGGGGTCTTTGGCGTAGGCGAAAAGCTCCGCCAGCCGGGACGCTTTTTCCTTCGTGGCCGCCGCGTTGGCGTAACCCGACAGATCGGAGCCGCTCGGCGGCGCGAAGATGCCGGCGAGGTTGTTGAACGCCGCGCCGAGGTTCGGATCGTTAAAATAGCGATTTCCGACGACGGAACCCATCAAGGCACTCCATAAAGCGAGGATAGACCGCCGTACCGGACGCCCTGCGCGCGGGTCAGCGCCGGTGCCATCGGCGTCGTCACGCCAGGATTGACCGTCGTGCCGCCGAGGAAATCACCGAACGATGTGGTCGGCTTGAACGGCGCAGCCGTCGACAGACCCTTGCCGAGCGCCAGCCCGCCGGCACCGCCAAGCAGATCCGCGAACAGCTTCATGCCGTCGCCCTTCTGGTTGGCTGCTTCGAGCTCGAACGGCAGGACATTGGACGAACTCTGCTTGAAGCCGGCGAGCTGGCCGATCCTGTTGGCGTCCCTGCCCTGCAGCAAACTCTTGTCGCCGAGCACATCGCCGAACGAGCGCAGCCCGCCGAGCGCATTGGCGGTGCGATCTGTCAATGCCGTGGCCTGGCCGCGCTGCTTGGCCTCTTCCGCGATCGTGATGTCCGAACTGGTCGTCGGCAGCGCGCTTTCCTTTGACGGTTCCGGAACGTCCTGCCCGCGATAATAGTCCTGCAGTTGTCCGGACTTCTTCTCCTGGTTACGATCGAATTTCTTGTACTTGTTCTGCGTGCCGCGATTGATCGCGTCCGCTTCGCTGTCGAGGCCATGTTGCCGAATGCGCTCGGCTTTCATCGCGTCGTTGCGCGCGGCATTGACCCGGCTCTGCGCTGCGGCGTTCATCGCCACACCGCCGGCCGATGCTGCAATTCCGACGAGGGTCATTGGATCGCACATTAGGGTTTCACGCTCACTGATTTGGAGGGCGAGAACAGGCCAGTGTTATACCGGACGGGCACCTGACCGCCCGAATAGGCGTTGGCCTTCTCCAGCGCGGCCTGCGTGCCGAGGCCTGATGTAAACTGCGCGAAAAGGTCGGTGAGCGGGTTATAGGACGGCGGCTGCGATAGCACTCCGGCGCGCGAAATTGCCTGATTGGCGGCGCCCTGCGCGTCACCGGTCGCCTGAAGCGTGGTGATCAGGCCGGAACGCGCGTCCTCGACATTCTGCCGCGCCGTCGTGGCGTAGGCCCGCGCGTCGTCGGCCACCTTCTGCTTGTTGAGGTCGTAGAGCTTCTGCAGCTCGGAAACCTGTTCGCCGCGCGTCGAGCTGTCGAGATTGCCACCGCGCGCCAGCGAGAAGGTCAGTTCCTTCTGCGCGTCGCCATACTGGTTCTCGAGCTGAGGATTGGCATAGTCGATGAAATTCCGTCGCTGCTCCCGGAAGAACGGCTTGTCGAACTGATTGTCGAAGATATTGTTGACGCGGCGCGTGCCCTGGCGGATTTCCTGCTGGCGCGCCTGTTCTTCCTTACGCGCCCGCTCGGCCTCTTTGCCGCCGCCACCACCGCCGAATAGAAAACTCATGCTGTCCGCAACCTCATGCAAAGCCCGACCGTCTCAAAGCCAAAATGTTCGAAAAAGCGCTTTGTGCGATCCGGGCTGAAGCCGTAATCATTGCCGCCGAATATTTCAGTGAAGCCCCTTCGTCTGGCTTCGGCGATCAAATGCCTCATCAAGAGTACGGCTGCCCGAGTGCCGCGATGTTCGGGACGAACATAGATTACCTCCTGCACGTAGAATTGTAAATCCACGTAGCGGTAGCGGCCGACGCTGGCCATGAGATAGCCAACGGCCTCGCCATCGTGCTCCGCGAAATATATCGTGGGGTCGGCGAGGTCGAGATAATCACGGAAGACCTGCCGCACGCGCGCGGGATCGAAACCGTGCCCTTTACGCACCTCGCCAACGTTCAGCCGGGCCATCTCGACGAACGTGTCGATCTCTTCGTCGAGCGCCAATCTAACCAACATCGGCGGCCACCCACGAGAACTGGATATAGGCCTCGCCGCGCTTGCCGAAGCCTCTCAGCGGCTCGGTTTCGGACGTCAGACCGATCGCCTTCAGCCAGGCGTGCGATTGCGTGTGCGTTGCCATCGACACGGCCTCGATGCGGTGGATGCCGCGATCGACGAGCTTCGGGAACAGGTTATTGCGGATGAACCGGGTGATCGGCAGCGCGATGCCAGGAAACCGGTCATTGGCGAAGAACAGCAGCGTAATGACATTCGGTCGCGCCTCGATCGTGCCACCGACGCAGACCGCGCCCCGGTCGTCGTGACCGACCATCACGCCGGAATAGCTGTGGTAGGTGTCGGCCAGTTTTCGCGCCAGTTCGATCGGATCGTCGGTGTCGTGAACGCCCGAGAACTCGCGAAAATCGTCGGCGCGCATATGCCGGGCGACGTTGTAGACGTCAGTGTAGGTCGGCTCAGCTATTCTCAATCTGATCACCGGCATAGGTCACGACCAGCGACGAAAGCTTGGCCGCCTGGTCGTCCGTGGTGCTGACGCGCAGGCTCAAGTGGTTCGACCGGCCGGACATCGGAATGCTGGCGTCCTCGTAGGTCGTATCGGTGACGGTGATCGTGCCGTCGGTCGCCCCTTCGTCCTTGGGCGACATAGCCCAATCAACGGACCACTTACCGGCTACCGCCAGATCGATAAACTGCCATTCCTTTTTCTTGGCGGGCGCATTGGCGTCCATATAGGGTAGCCAGGCCTCGGCGAGCGTCTCGTCGTATGTCGGCGCGGTCTTGGAGGTGCCGCCGAAAATGTAGAGGTCGTCTCCGGAACGAATGTAGACCTTCCGGTCGTAGACAGCGGCATAGTCGACATCGAAGGCGACGTCCTCGTCGTCCTCGTGGTAGGACGGCGTGTAGGTCGTCCACGCGCTGATCTTTGCGCCAGGATAAAATGCGAAGACGTAGATGATATCCCTGGCGATCAGCCAGAAATTCCCGGTGCGCGGCTCGATAAGCCCGAAGACCTGAAAGGCTTCGTCGTCCAGCACCTCGGCTAGCCGTTCCGAAATGAGCGGATCGACCGGTACGCCCGTGTCGGTCGTCGCCGCCGCGTTGGTGCTGGCGCGGGACTGAACGGAGCGCAAGCCGCTCTCGTCGGCGTAGAAAACGTCGCTATCGCCGAACTCCGTGACCGAATTCGGGAACCGGGTTCCCGTATTGCGAAGGGTTTGAATGCCCCGGTTCAGCTTCGGGTCCGGATCGATATACTCGATGATGATCGTGCGCTTGGCGAACACGGCGAGGTAGTTCTGGTAACGCGACAGGGCCGTCAGTTCCTCTCCGCCGCTGGTCTTGGCGCCCATATCTATAAAGCCAGCGCCGACATTGTCGGTGGTCCACTTCGTCGGCGCATCGACACCGGAAAAATATAGCGCTTTGCCGGCCACCGCATAGACCTTGCTGTCGGCCGTCTTCAGGAAGGTGCCGCGCGAGAGACTGTCGTTCGACCCGCCTGCCATTGCCGTGACGTCCTCGAAGACCAGGCCGTTGGTCGCGGTCCACGCAAATTCGAGACCGTTGAACTGCTCGCCGGCCACTTCCGACTGCAGGATCAGCTTCGCGCCGTCCGTAGTCGCGGAATAGCCCGACGTGCCCGTCAGGCTGTTGATCTCGTCCCGCATGGCGTCGGCCATCGCGCCGGCGGCTGCCGACCAGACGACCTGGCTATCGATCAGCGGCGTGTCGCCGATCCACAGCTCCGTCAGCGTCGGGAAGCCGTTACCGGAACCCCCGGTTATCTTGGTGGCTTCGGTGACGACCAGCGTGCCCGTCACCACGACATCGATCTGCTCGTTGTTGAAATCGTTCCCGAACGGCCCGTACAACTTGACGATCCACCCACCGGTGACATGCGTTGCGCTGAACCCGGTCGTGCCGGTATTGGCGTTGACGTCGTCCGCGATATCGCCGATCCACGCCGCATGATCCGTGGTCGTGCCGGGGTGAGCGATCGGACCCGACAGAAGCTCGAGCCCGGCCACCTGCAGCGACGATATCTCGCCCGATGGCGTGGCGGAGCCTGCCTTGATCCGAAACTCACCTTTGCCGCGATCCCCCTTCACCACGTCGACCTGCTTCACGGTCAGCGTGGCGCGGGCGAAAGTATCGGACCAACTGGAGACATACACTCCGTCGTAATAAAGATGCCTGGATCCATCCGCGAACTCGACGGCGACGTAGAGCTTCGCCGAATGCAATTCGGCGCACAGTAGCTTGGCCACGGCCAGGGCGGGCGTAATCGGATGAACGATCTGCTGGTACTTGACATCGGCGTGAAGAGTGCCCGGCCTCGTCGTGTGGCCGAAAGTGTAGATGCCATCAGCGCCGGCGGCCATGCCGACGGTATCCGCGGCGCCGTGCCAGTCGGCGAAAGCCGCGCGCTTCTCGAACTCGCCGCCGCGATTGATATGCCCGTTGTTGGCTTTGATCAACACGCCGGCGGTGGTCGTGACCGGCAAACGCCGCGTGTCCAAACCGCCCGTGAATTCCTTGACCCATATCGTGCCCATGCGTCAGCTCGTCGGATTGTAGACGGCGACGGGGATGCGCTCGGGCCGCTGGCTCTGCTGCCCGCCGAACATGTTCGTGACGCGCCGGCGCTGCTGGTTGCCGCGCAGCTTGCCGTAGCGCTTGTTGGCCTTGTCGAGCTTCAGCTGCGCGTCCTTGGCGCCCGTGGCGGCCAGCACCTCGGCAGCGCAGAACATGACGATAAGCTGATCGTCCAGATCGGCGACATCGGTGTCCGCGATGAGCGGGCGCAGCTTTCGGATGCCCGTGAGCTTGATATGACCTTCGAGCGTCGTGGCGTCATAGTCTTCGCTCGGCTTTGGCCACACCTCCAGCTGTTCGTCTTCCGAGATGCGCCAGTTGGTGATCGGCCAGGAGCGCTGGTCCAGATCGGGATTAAACGTGGAGTAGTGCCGGGCATCTATGCCGTTCGTCAGCGGCAGGTAGCGACCGCCATACCAGAGCTCGGCTTTCTGCGTGCGGTCGAGATGAAGATCGTCCGGCATGTCGTAGAGGTTCTGCCCGGCGGCGATCTCGACCGTCCTGCTGACGCGCAGCATCGGCCAGTCGAAGTCTTCCCACAGCCATTCCTGAACGGTCTGGATGTGCTCGACCTGTCGATCGCGGTCGGCTGCGTTGTGGGCGACATTGCGCGACATCCGGCTTTCCGACCGGTACTTCGTCAAAAGCTGGACGAGAGAGGTGCCACGCATCGTCGATCCTTACTGGAACATGCCGGCGTCGGGCATATCGTCGCCTACGCCATCGTCCTCGTCGTCGGCCTGCTCGGGGTGAAGCTGTTCGTTGATCTTCCTGATCCGTTCAGCGCGCGCCGTTTCAAGCGCCTTGATGATTTCGGCCTTGTTGTCGTTCTGCGAGACATCAACGCTGCGCTCGGACGCCAGCTGCAGCAGTTGCACCTTGGTCAGCTTGCTGAGGTCTTCAACGTCGTTGGCAGGCTGTTCGGCGGGCGCCGGCGCTTTCTTTTCCTCGACCGGGCCGAGCGACTTGACGAATTCGCCATCCAGTTCAAGCTCGGTGAGCTTTTCGAACACGCGGGCCGCGGCGCCAGGGAACAGGGATGCGACAGCCTTCGACACCGCGCGGCCGTTCCCGTCATTGGCGCCGTAGACGTTGTGCAGGCGCTCGATCTCGGCGCGGTGGCTGCGCTGGATATCGCCGGTCCACTCGACGTCGCGAACGCTCTCGTTGCCGTGGATCAGCTGGAGGACCGCGATCTCGCCGGCGGTGACGCCATATTTCTGGATTGAGTTGCCGGCGTGGCCG